TCGATATCGATACCATTCATGTTCTTAAGATCCTGTTCAAGCTCAACGGACCAACGGGCACCTAATCTACGAGTACCAGCTTCAACAGCTGTTTTCTCGAAGGTTACGTTAACCTGTGGGATGCTGTTCTGAATCTCAAAGTTCTTGAGAATTTCAGCAACACCTTGATCTTGTGCAGCAAATGACCATTCAGTATTACCAGAAAGGACCGTCGAAGACGTACCTGTAAATCTGGTATCTAAGTGTTGATAGCCAAGCTCGTTTATACCGGTGCCAGAGCCATATGTGGGTTGAGCCCGGGATGGACGACCTGCGGTAACACCACCGGCGCCTCCGTCAACGCCACCTGAGCCAAGACCTGTAGAATCATACTTATACCGTAAGGCAAAAGCAAGACCAACTGGACCTGACATAGGCTGTACCCCGACGATTTCGTTAGAAATCAACTCGGGGAACGTACGACGAATCATCGGTATAAGGATCTTCGGTAGACGAGCATCACCGTTAGCATAGCTATCGGTTGAGTTAATCGATCCTGAAGGATTGAACTGGCCGCCGGAGTTGGTACCAAAGGCACCGCCCTGACCAGCGGAAGACTGCTCAAAACACCATTTCTCTTGGTTCTCAAGAAGAATGGCAGTATTGAGACGAGTATTCTCGTTATCAATTTCCTTAATAGAGTTTGACTTGAAATCAAGTACTGGGGCCCACTTCTCTAGAAGTGTCTCAGCTCTTGATCTATCAATAAATGACTGTGGTTTATTCATAAATTTATTTTTTTCCTTTTATTCGACCTTCATAGATTAAATCTATGGTACTCAGGTGTCTAAAACACCTCATTGTTAGGGTGAAAAATTATCGGTTGCGCTGTAAAGCGTCTACGTAGGGGTTAGTTGTTGTGTTGGAGGCTTGTTCGTGTATAACACGAGGTGCGTCGGCTTTTACTACCCGTTTGTTAAAGGCTTCAGTTTTGATCTGAGCGATATTTTCGCGCTCTTTTTTATCAAAAAGCCGTAGTGTATAATCGAAGTTTTCTTCGATAAACTTTGGTGTCTTGTCACCTAAGACCTTCTTAATATACTCTTTCTTTTTCTCTGGCAGACTTGATGTCTTTTCTTCAAGAATAAGATCAGCTTTGGTCTTCTGATATGACTCTCTTAATACTTTATTTTCGTTCTCTAATTTTGCTAACCGAGCTGTAAGTGTATTAAGTTGATTCTTACCATCTGTAACTGCTTCCTTGACAGACTCTTTCATAAGAGCAGAATCAACTGCTAGTACATTACGAAGATTGGAAAGTACTGTTAGGGCTGTCTTATTCTTTGTAGCTTCAGCAATTGCTTGAACAGGTATAGCTTCGTCGATATACTCTTCAAGGTAATCAGAAATAGATTCGACAAGAGTTGTTTTAAACTTACGAGCACCTTTATTAAGCTCTGATTCGTAACGCTTTACAACATGAATAAGTTTCTTGGCATTTGATGTATCGATAGATTCGACAACTCTCTTAAGTTTACTGGTATGGTCTTTATCGATAGCTTTGATTAACTGCTCGAGCTTCTGTGAGTAAAGCTCATCTTGATCAATTAACGCTGTCTCAATTAAAAGAGCGGTCTTTTCTTGAAGAGCGTTCTCGATAGTGTTTAAAGAATCCTCTGTGAGAAGTTCTTTAACTTGATCCGGTAAAATGTTTTTAACTTTCATGTTTAGAATAAAGGGGTATCGAGCTGATTATTAATACGAGTCTTGAGTTTAAGCTCAATAACGCTCTTTAAGTATTTATTAGCTGCCGCGTAATTTTTTGAAGAAATGGCAGAAATAAATTTCTGAATACCTTGGTATTCAGTTGTTACTTGATTTTCTCGAGTCGAAACTTTCATATTAGTATTTATAGCTTATTAATGAAATTCATTATCTGTTCTAATAAAAACCCATCAACATCTTTCTTAGGAAGTTTACTTAGTCTCTTTTCAAAGTTGTCGTATACTTCTTCGAACTTACCATAATCATTTAAAACCCACTGTTTTGACTCTAAGAGTCCAGATACAATAGCTTGCGGATACGAAGGGTCTGCTACACAGTCAACAGCTACTAGCTTAATATTACGTACAATGTTGTGATCTCTCTGTTCTTCAAGTGTACCTAGAGCGCGAGACGACATACCTACTTTAACTCCATCATTAATTAGTGATCTAACAATATGTCCACACGGTGTAGTTAAGACTTTAGACTTACCGTAAAATACATTATCTTTTTCGTATAATTCTGTAATTATATGACACGCTCTTTCGAGATTAACATCTGCAGCAGCTGGGTGGTTCAATTCACCCATCGCTCTACCAGTGTTTACCATCTCTTCATTGTAACGCTTTACTTCAGCACGTAATTCATCTATTGGGTAAATGCGTCGATTCTTATTGATACCTTCAGCCATCATATATGGCCCTTTAATATAGAGATTAGATGGTGTATTACGATTAGTTTCTTCAACGATATACTCAAACGAATCCTCGTGAGCTGTTTGACCGATTAGAAGATTAAGCTTTAACGACATATAGTTTTATTTATAGCTTACAATGTATTTTTATAGGTTTTATCATCTCTTAGTTATCAAATCCTTCTCTGTTATTATTAAAAACTGTAAATCGTGTTTTTTACAATATTCGCGAGCACTTTCCCATTTGGCTTGATTAACTAGCCAAGCTGACTGCTCGTATATTAAGTGTGCTTGCTTTTTATATTTGGTAGCAGGTGGTAAAGTTTGTTTATAGGGTTTAATTTCTATCAAATATCTGTTAACAGCATTACCCTCCTTAACCACTATGTAATTATCTACAAAATAGCGGTGAACTTTACCGTCAAGAGGAGATATATAAGGTACCACTATTGATTCGCTTGACCATTTAATGATATTAGGGTTATAATCACAGAATCTAAAGAATCTTAATTCAAGACCTGATCTATAGGTTGCGGTATTACCTATAAACTTGTTACCGTTAATAGGCTTGTATATACCTTGTTTATATTTTGAGCTCATCGTTAACCTACAAAGAAGAATGCTGGTTCTGAATCCCCATAACCTGGCGTTGTGCCTTTGTATAGAGCAGTTTCTAATTCTTTCTTTTCCGTTAAACCTTCTTGTAGAAGATCGGTGTAACTTAAAGAGCCACCCCCTAACAAGGAAACCCCTCCGAATTTGCCTCTAACTCTAGCTATCGATATTTTACTTAAAGCTAGAGCATATTGATATACCCACTGTTCTTTGACTAAGTCTCTTATAGGCCTTTCGACATAACACGATATAACCCCATAAAATCTATTTAGATTAGGTTGCGGGTACATAGTCAAATATTGAGTCCTTGGGTCAAACTTCAAGTCACGAGTTGTAGCTAATAGTTTCTCTCGGGTATCCATAAACTCTTTTAATGAGTACCAAGAGAGAAGATCAAATCCGTAATTACCTAGAGCATAACTAAAATATGTTTGTTGCGCTAGAGTTTGTTCAAGAGTGAATAAAGTATTAATACCAGTCGTCGAACCTTCCTCAAACTCTACTACTTCAACAACTTTACGGTAATCCATTATATCATAGTCAAATGCATTACTATATGTAGTAGCTGTTGTTGGTACGCATTCTAGAGTTATAGTCTTTTTAGCTGAAGTTTTAAATACAGCTGACAAGGCTGGTGAGAAACCGGTTATGCTACTGTACAGGGTTCGATCTAATATATCAAACTGATCTACACCGGCACTAAACAAAGCAGATAAGCCAGATGACGAACTAAATAAACTACCTGCTATACCTGAAGTAGCAATAAATACAGTATCAGGAGTTGATATATTATGATTCGGGTCAGGTACGGCAGGGCTGTTCGATACCTTCTGCTCCGGCGTTCTTTCTGTATTGGCAATAGTGAATAGGTAATCTAACCGAATACCTTTGTTACGCTCGTATAAATTAGAATCGAATATGAGATATTCTCGTGTATAACCGGCGAACTTAGAAAACATCTCAACACCGATTTGGATATTTTCAAATAATTGATCTTGGTGTATTTCTAATGATATTAAAGGATAACCTAATGATCTTTTAATACGTTCTCCTAACCGCTCGTAGCATTCTATTTTGCTATTTAAATTAGTGGAGAGAAATGCTGATATAGGTGATACTTCACACGCGGCGGCCATATCTTTATTTATAGCCGCTTTTTAGTATTCTCGAATAACTTTAATACTAAGCTGGTACCTGGTCACCAGCTGATGTAGCAGGCGGCAATGCTGGTGCACCTGCACCTGATGGCGGTTCAGCTGCTGGTGCAGCTCCAGTATCGGCTGGGCCTCCTCCAAATGATGGTATACCTCCAGGGCTACCACCTCCACCAAGATCGCCTGTAATATCACCACCTGCTTGTCCATCGGTACCTAATGCCATAGCTTCCATCCAGTTTGGACCTGCTGCACTAATTTGCTCTAACTCCCATTTTAGTTCTGCATCCTTCCGAAGGAATTCTCTATTAGCTAAAATATCTTTATCAGTCCATCCTAGGTATTTTTTCTGAGCGTATGTGTTAGATATAAATTCGCTAGTAGTTAAACTAGTAAAATTATTAGCTTTACCTTCTAGGCGAGCATTTTCACGCATTTCATAGAAGTTAGTAGGTACATTAAAATTTACCTCTATATTACTATTAGTTAATTCGTACTTATCCCATAACCCAGCTAACTTTAAGTGAGTTACAAATCCTTTCTTGAGACCAGCAGCAAACCTTTGTTGCATACGTATAACAACTTTTGCAAATTTTAATTCCTCTCTTAGTATCTCTGTACCATCTTTTACTGCGTCTGCAGGATCGAGGCGGGATGCTGGTACCTTAAGCGACCTGTATAATTTCTTTATAAAAAACATTAGGTCTGCTAACTCCCCTAAGTTGTTAGCTCCTTTTAATTCTGTAACAGTTGTACCTTCTGTACCATTTCTTTTTGCAAACCAAAAAGCATCTAGCATGGACTGAGGGTTAAACTTCTTAACAACATCGTTTTGATCTAAGTCGAAAGTCTTTCTGCTCCAATATTGTTGAATAAGTTTCTTGAGATAAGACTCAGCTTTCGGTGGAGGCATATTACCTACATCGACATTAAAGACTAATCGTTCTGGAGCTCTAACAAGACGGTAAATAACAATAGAGTCTTCAATAAGACTTAATTGACGATATGGTCTACGAGCATTCTCAATAAATGGTATTACAAAAGATTTGGTTTCATTATATACCCCTGAATCAATATATACGATTTGATTCTCCTCCATAGGGATATATTCCATCTTCTCTAGCTTGTTTGGATTATTAGGGTTATATATAGGTTTACGATATATAAATCCCTTTACAATCATATTCTGTATATTATTATATACAGGATCTATTAACTCAGCTGGTAAGTTAATAACACCAAGAACACCTTCACGAGTATAATCCTCGTGAATAATTAACTCAAAAAATACCTCACCTTCTATCAATAACTGTCTAAAGTACTGCCACCCTCTATTCTTAAGGTCGAAGTAGTCTACATACTTTATAAACTCATCTTCAATAGTGTGTTTATCTTTTAAAGATAGATCTGTACTCAGGTTTTTTAAATTTAAATTAACAATGTAGTTATTAGCGTCCTCGTTAATTGTCTCGTCACACAATTCATCTAGAGCGTCTGCGACTTCTGAGTAAGCAGCCATTATCCGATAGTCGCGTAACCTGCCGCCTTTGTCTTGCTGGATATTAGCATACATTACATCACCGAAAGATGTATCTTTACCTATATCACCTATTGGTAGGTTATTAAACTCGTTTGATGATGATACAGAGTTTTTAGCTAGAGCTTCTGCTCTACTGATACCCGCTTTGCGAAAGTATTTGTACTTGGTATTTAGTTGATCGTTTTCCTGACGAGCGCTTGTATATGGTAATTTATTTTGTATATAATTAACTAAATTTCTACCAAATGTAGATGATCTACCATCGTCAGAAACGTATGATTTGTTGTTGTTAGGTGATGTAGAGAGCTCAGACATTTTGTATATTTATTACTTAATTTTAATTATCAATTGAGTTGTAAGCTTACACCACTAATAGCAGAGGTTAGAGCAAAGCCTGCAGGGTTGACAATTACTATATCTATTTTACCGGCATTTGCGGTGTATGGTATAGATAGGCTTAGTATGTTATCTGTTAATATAGTATAATTAGGTACACTGAACCCAGATACAACACCCATACGTGCAGTACTCACAGATGTTAAATTATTATATAGTGATGTATTGTTAGAACTCAATAGTACCCGAGTTGTATAGTCGTAATTTGAACCATATACAAGATATGTATTGCTGCCTGTTAACGATGCTTTGATACTGTATGCACTTCGTATTGGTTGTAGATTAGACTGGTAGTTGTGCCACAAGTTAGTCATACCAGGATATGCTGATATTCTAAATGTGTCAGTATCTGTGGATGATAGAGTGTCTAGGTTTGTGTCTGAATATATGTTTAAACTAGAACCTGATAATTGAGTAAAGTTTGTTTCTATAAAATAGATAGGTGCAGCTATCTCGTTTTTGTTTTTAAAGATCCATCCTTTGATAACAAATGATGTGTCTGCTGTAATTCTTATCTTATCATTAAATGTGGTGTCTATTGGAGATGTCATTGTTATGCTACCGTTCCATAGCACCTCAGACCTTATCTCGAATACTTCATTTGTTATATTTGATGGTTCTTTCCATGAAAGTATAACATAAGGATTGCTATACGGTATAAAGTTAGAAAGTATTTGATCCATATCTTCCATATACCTTGCAAGTATTGACATACTTACAGTTATGTTGATAGGTACTGGCATTTTTACTTCTGCACTATCTATTTCAGAAGTATATGTATATAAGTTATTTAGCTTGTTAAAAACTCTATTATTATCTCTCTCAATTGTAGTTATATTAACTGCTACAACAGGAAGAGTTAAGTTTTGAGCTTTATTAACTATATCATACATTACCCGCTGCTTAGGAGCGAGAACATATCTAACTTGTATTTCCTCTTGAGGTTCTTTTTGATTATTATACCTCTTAATAGTTACATCATCAAAGGCCGCTACAAACTGGGTCAATAGATCTTTAAACTCTCCGTTATAGGTATAGGCCTTCATAGTTATTCTAACTGTATACCGTATTTATTCAAACAAATCTATCTAGAAAATACTTAGGTAACTTATTCTTATTTTTTATAACGCTCTCGATAATAGCACCATCTAATATATAAGTAGCGCAGTAGTCCAGTTTAGACCTAACAGCTCGACCACACGACTGAATGAGCGTACCTAGCATTTTATTTGTATACCAGCTCGCGTCTAGCTTCATCAGCTTTTCAATACGCTTATCATTCATAGGTAGATATGGAGCCTTAATGATAATCTGGAACCTAGCTAAATCATCTTTGAGATCAACCCCATAGCCCATTGAAGGCGATACCAAAACGGTTGGATCTGACGATTCATAATGATGTTGTAGGATATCTTCATTGTTAACTCCAGGTTCTCTGAATAAGAATCTTTTTTCATTGATATTTTTATTTAAGTAGTTAGTTATGATATTGGTATGAGTATGAATTAAACCTTTTTCATTCTTATGAAACTCACAGATCTCCATGATTTGTTTCTTTATCTTAGGTAGATTTTGATTAAGATTACTATAACAGAGTTTTACTTTAGTATTCACATAAATAGGTGCATTCTTAGCGTCAAACGATGAATCTACCTCTATATACTTATAATGATCAATACCTAAGGATTTACAGTAGTTCTTATGATCGATAATAGTAGCTGACATAAGAACTACCTTTTCACCAAAGTTAAACAAGAACCTTGATAGTTTATCTACTTTAAGAGGTACAAAGGTTATTGACTTAAAATCAGTCTCAAAGATATATTCACAAAAGCTCCATGTCTCTTCAAGAATAACAAGTTTAGTCTGTAGAGCTCTCAACACGAGCATTTCAGCCTTACGTGCATCAATAAAGTTCTTACTAAGAGTCTTTATACCTTTTGAACCTTTAGTTATAATATCCTTTACTTCATCAATACGCTCACTAACTCTTACAGACATCAAACTCACCCATTTCAATGCTTTACTATAGTTAGAGCTATCGAACGGTGGGATATTAATTTCACTCTTCTTGAGAGTATCGAAGTTAACAGTACACGTGAACTGCTTTACTAACTGATCCTCTAACTCAGATGCCTCATCACATACAAGATACTCACGCTTTTTAACATGGTTGGGTAGCGAGAAGAACATATTGTAGTTCAATGTCGCAAAGCTAGAGATTAGTGCTTGATTTCTAGCGTTATAGTAAGGACACTTATTCTTTGACCAACAGTCCTCTTTAATAGACTTTAGTAAGGTACACGGAGCCATATCTACATTATAGCTATCATCAATTGCACATTGATAGTTAGACTTGCCTTTCAAAACAGAGATATCATCAAACATCTCCTTATACTGATCTTGCAAGGTCTTAGTAATCGTCAATGCAAACGCCCCGAAAGAAGGAGTGTCACTACACTCATCCGCGTTGACGTAGCCACCTCCATGGCTATGCTTAAAAGCATTATAACTTGTAATTAACTCTACAAACTCTTTACTAGGCTCTTTTGAACTATTACTAATAGTCTTCGAAATAAATGATTTACCAGAACCAGTAGGAGCGCAACAAACAACAAACTTGTAACCATCTTCGAATGCCTGATCTATACTAGCTAATAATTTAACCTGTGCTGTGTTAGGAGTATATGACTCGGGAAAATGCTGCAATAGGTTATAACTCATAATACTGATTATATGATAGTTCGTTTAAACCACAGTAATATCTACCACTGTATCATATAATTTACTCACACTTTTTTTACTTAGAAATTTTAACTTACACTTGAGTTCACGATTAGCACCGCAAAAGGTGCTAATGTTATAGTTTAAGGATGTTAGATTACCTTCCTGTACAATATTGAACGGGTATGGTAATTCTAACATCCTTACATGACCTTTATTATTTTCGATGAATAATTTTATATAGAACTGCTTAATAGCGAAATTTTTAATTTTACCGGACCTAATAACCTTATTGTTGACACGTATATTAACGTCTCTAAGAAGCAGGTTTTTAAAGTATTCGCTATAAAGGTCTAATTTCATGAATTCATAAATACTGCTTTTTGTTCAGCACTCATAGTGTAAAGGTTCTCGTTAAAGTACTGCCAGAAACTATCGTCAGCTGGTAACTGTTGCAATAATTCGCAATCGTTCATATTAATTGCGCGGTAGTTTTGCATGAATACATCCCACACTACCAAAATATTATCTAACGATTCATTTACTACCTTAGCGTGAGTTGGGGCTCTGTAGTTTAATGATACTTTACCGTTTGTTGATGTCAAAAGATTATAACTCTTTGTGCACCACATACGCCTTGTCAACGACTTACCTGCGACAGGTATTTTTCGTGTGAATCTAACTTCACACACATTGTTTGATAGGATATTATCCAGGGTTGCTCTCTGTACTTTCATGTTTTGATTTGCAAATACCAAATATTCTACTTTCGTTTAAAAATACACCTTTCTTAATCTTACCGTAACCTTCAATATCCATGTTTGATACGGTTACACCAAGATTGTTTGGAAAGACAACAATATCACCCTTTTTAGCGTGTTTAACATTAGGACCGATGAGAATAACTCGAGCTTTTCTCCAGGCTTTTGTAAGCGCGTTCGTTGGAACAAAGAGACCGTTACGTGTAATACTATCACCGTCAGAAGAAATGTCAACATATTCGACGAGAATAATATCATCCAATATAAAGGTTAATTCGTAATCTTCTAATCCGAAGTCTCCAGAAGAATGAGAAGATAAGTCAATAAGACTACGGGTTGTCGGTAGTAAATCAATGTCTAGAGGCATACGGCTATTTACCTATAAGTTTGTAAAGATCCATGTATTGTTTTATCTCACGTGTAGATATATTAAGATTTGAGGCTAGAAGATTAAGATGTTCGATTTCTTTACCTTCTTCAGCTTTTTGTTTCTTAACATAACTAATACGCTTAAATCCCATCTTAGGTATTAGATTGAAATACATATTGTAAGTATGCAGTTTGTCTTCTAGAACACCTGAATACTTGTTCAATGTTTCGTTAACAAACAATGCTTGATTCTTACCATAGAATGATAACCAACGGTTAATCATGTAAGGCGAGAATAACTGTAAACCTTCACTTGTTCTACAATCCGTCGAAGAACTCTTAAAAAAGAGTTCCTTAAATAGGTCAAAAATGGTCATACAATAACCTTACTTGTAGCTACACTAATATCTTCTACCGATTCATTAAAGATATTACACACAGTAGCCATAAATGTCTGCGCTGCTTCGTCTGAAAGACCAGTCGAGAAGGCGAAGCCTGGAGCCTTATTACCTGCCTTAATATTGATACCAGTATGACCAATAGATACATTATTTTTCGAGTATGTAATAGATACACTTGCCTTGCCGTATTCTCGTTGAACTTTATCTGACCCGATAAAGTTCTCGTACACCATTAAATCGTCACCATCTAGAGTAATCTTACTGAAGTTTGTAAGACTTGCTAATGCGGTAGCAATACTAGCATTAAACCAGCGCTGAAAAGCTACTGCTCCAAAAGGACACAAGTTAGGAATCTCCCAGCAAAAGTTAACTGCATCATCACTAAAGATATAGTCCTTACTCAGAGAGTCTTCGAGATCAATGAGATTATCACTCACAAACATCGGCGCTCTGAAAGCTACAATGTTACCTACAGGTGATACTCGTTTCTTAAAGAAACGGTATGCGAACCGCTGCTTAATAAGACTGCCATCGTATATTGGTTCATCTATAATCATATTGATATTATAATATAGTTCGTTAAAAAATACAGCAACAATACGTAAAATTTAATGCCTATAGAGCAGTACTTGTTTTCCAATATTCAATCATTTCATCTAACATACTTTCGAAAGTATACTCTCGTGACCATCCTGTAGCTTGTATTAATTTCGTTGAGTTACCTTTCAAGTTATGTAGCTCTTCTGGCCTTAGAAATTTTTCATCCTGCTTGACATATTTACGCCAGTCTAAATCTAACTTGCCAAATACATACTCGCATAGTTCTTGCACAGAATGTGATATACCCGTAGAGCATACAAAATCATCAGGTGCATCTAGCTGAAGAATCTCCCACATTGCTTTAACATAGTCTTTAGCATGACCCCAATCTCGTGTAGCCTGTAGATTACCTAGCTTTAAATCGTTAGCTAGACCGAGTTTAATTTTCACTGCTTCCTTACACACTTTATTAGTGACGAAGTTAGTTCCTCTTCTCGGAGATTCATGATTGAATAATATACCATTAGATATAAACATACCGTACGAATTTCTGTAATTCCTGCAGATATTATAGCTAAAAACTTTAGCGCAGCCATACGGTGATACAGGGTTCAATGGTGTTGTCTCTCTCTGATAACCATCAGCATCAATTGAGTTGCCAAACATCTCAGATGAAGACGCCTGATAAATTCTAATTTGCGGGTTAATTAGTTTAACTGACTCTAATAAATTTAAGGTGCCAATTCCTGTAACGTTAGCTGTATAGAGAGGTTGATCAAAGGAAATTCTAACATGCGACTGGGCAGCTAGATTATAGATTTCGGTAGGTTTAACTTTCTGAACGGTGTTAATTAACGATGCTACGTCTGTCAAGTCAGCATAGTGTAATTTGAGTTTGTCGTATACTGCATTTAGTCTCGAAGTTTGATTTTCGGATACAGAGTTTCGTTTTAGTGTACCGTGTACGTCGTAGCCTTTTTCTAGTAAAAATTCTGCGAGATACGACCCGTCTTGACCGTTAATACCGGTTATTAGTGCTCTTTTCATTATATGCTGTTAATTATGTTTGTAATTTTAGTGATATCATTAACAGTTATGCCTTGATGATTAGGTATATAAAAACCTCTTTCGTTAATAAGTTCACAATTCTTTAATGGTGTTTTACCATATTTTAAATACCACATCGGCTTGGCAGCCATGTTTCCTGCAATTAAAGGTCTAACCTCTACCCCTTCTTTAATTAGCGCGTCTACTACAGCGTTCCTATGTTTACTAACAACAGGTATTGCAAAGCTCGAAATAAAATCCGTTTCACGAACTGATAATTGTAATTCATTACAAGTTAATAACTCTATGTATTTATTAAAATTACTATTTCTTATATTCGAGTAGCTGTCTAGTTTATCAATTGCTCGTAGTCCAATGAATGCTTGTAGATCTGTCGATCTTAAATTCAGACCTGGTACATAGAAGTTATACAGTGAATCAAACTCACTACTCTGATAGGTTGTTCTTAACTCTTGTTGTTTGGATTTAGGTAAATCTCTATCCCAGCCATGACTCCTCATCATTAGTAATAGGTGATAAAAATTCTTATCATCTGTATTAATAAATCCTCCTTCGATCGTTGATAAGTGGTGACCGAAATACATTGAGAAGAACGACGCAAGTCCAAAAGATCCTAAATACTTACCGTTGAATTTAGAACCCATACTCTCACACACATCTTCTAACAGAATAACATCGTATGTATGACATAACTCAACAATTTTGTCCATCTGAGGTACTAAACCTAGAGGAGAAACTAAGATAAAAACAGAAGGGGATTCTTCTCTAAAGAGAGTCTCTAAATGATCAATATCGCAAGATAAATCAGTAAGGTTACAATCACACAAAAAGGTCTCATAACCTAATAGCATTGGCGTACTAACATCTGTTGCCCAACTTAGTCCAGGTACTACGATTTTATTATTTTTTATCTTATCTGTTTGTAGTAATGCGGCTAGTGTCAGTAGAATAGATGATGAACCTGAATTAACAAAAACAGAATATTTTGTTCCTATTTTACGTGCCCACTTCTCTTCCAATTCGATTGTTAATTCACCTTTAGTTAAACGTGGAATTTCTTCCTGTGAGAGCCAATCTATAAGATGCTTGATATCAGCTTTATCTATCGTATCGCTTACTAATTTTATCATATACTAGTTTAATACCTTTTTCTAGAGTTAAAGGGATAAAGGTAGGTAATAGTTTATTTAGTTTATCAATAGATACATCTTTTCTAAATTGACCGTCTGGTTTTGATACATCAAAAGTTATATTAATGTGTTCTAAGTTTAGTGTTTTTAATGCAATGTTAGCCATTTCTTTAATAGATAGATTTTGCTTAGTTGCTACATTGAAACTTTCATAAATCTCCTTGTTTAAACAACCATATATAACCCACGCTAAATCATCTGAATACATAAACTGACGTAAAGGAGTACCTGTACCGAAAAGAGTTATTTCGTTGTTATTATCCTTTACACATTGAATTATTTTTTGTAATAGTGCAGCAATAAAATGACTGTTGTGTCCCATTTTATCATTTTCTCCGTATAAATTACACGGTATTAGATATTGATATTGTGTACCGTACTGAGCGTTTAAAGCGTCAATTTGAACAGCAAGAGCTCGTTTAGAGTAACCGTATGGTAGGTTAGTAGCAGTGGGAGGTCCTCGATGTAAGTCTTCTTCAACCATGGGGTAATTTTGTACAGTGTCAGGGTAAATACAAGTTGATAGCATACCTATAAACTGAGTGATCTTATTTTTAAATGAATACTCTACCATAAGAGTATTCATTTTTATATTGTCAATAAAATAATCGTGTGGGTGTTCTATATTATCAATAATACCTCCTACCTTAGCTGCTAAGTGTACTACTTTTTTAGGTTTAAATTTTGCAAACATTTCCTTAACAGCAGTCTCATCTGTT